GATAAAAATCCCAGCGGCTGGAACTGCCGTTTCCTGGAAGATGATCGTCCGTGCCTAGTCTGTCAGAAATATCCGACAACCAGCGCCGCATAGTGCTACGGGCATTTAACACTGTGATTGCTTCAATCCGGGATAGCGCGACACTTTCAGATCTCACATCACTGATAGATGCTGGCCGCATTGATGAGGTGATCGACATGCTGCAAATCGACCAGTCAACATTTGCGCCGCTCGAACAGGCCATAGCCGATTCGTACAGGGTTGGCGGAGAGGCTGCAATGGGACAGATTGGCCGGATACCTGTAGACGGGCTAAGTATGCGCCTTGTATTCAATGCTCGGTCTGTTGCGGCGGAGGAATGGATTGCTCGGATGTCATCAGTGAGGATTGTAGAGATAGTCGCAGAGCAGCGAGCCGTTATCAGGTCAACATTACAGTCTGGGCTTGCATCTGGGCTGAATCCTCGCAGCACTGCGCTTGATATCATTGGCAGGATAGATACGGTTACGCGGCAGAGGGTGGGCGGCGTTATCGGGCTGACAGAGCAGCAGGCCGGATGGGTGAGTAATGCAAGAAACGAGCTTAGCAATCTTGATGGGAACTACTTTACCCGCGAATTGAGAGATAAACGGTTTGACTCAACGGTTAGAAAAGCCATATCAGAGGGCAAACAGCTATCTCAGCAGCAGATAGACAACGCCATCACCCAGATGCAGAACAGGGCGTTGAGGTACAGGGCCGAAGCGATATCCCGTACCGAGTCGCTTAATGCGTTGCGAGCAGGCCATCATGACGCAGTAATGCAGGCGATAACCAAAGGCGATGTTGATGAGCGCGACACATACCACGAATGGGATGCCACTGGAGGCGATAGAACGCGGGACGCGCACCTATCAGCAGACGGGCAGAGACAACCTATCAGACAGCCGTTTATCGTTGGCGGGGAAAGACTCATGTACCCTGGCGACCCATCCGGCAGCGCCGGGAATATAATCAACTGCCGGTGTAGTGAGCGAGCGGTGATTGATTTCGCCGGGAAAGTTAAACGCATTGAGGGGTTTGGTTGATGGGTGAATTTGAGAAACAGGTCACATCATGGGCGCGCAAATCAGAGATGCGCCTAGAAGCAGTACTCAAAACCGCTGTACAGGATATGGTGGAGGATGCGCAGACTCCACGGGATAAAGGCGGGCGGATGCCGGTTGATACTGGGTTCCTGCGCAATAGTGGGAACGCGTCAATCAACAAACTGCCATCTGGCGGATCATCGCCTAGCAATATGTCAGCGGTTCCAATGGTTATCAACAAAGCCAAAATCGGCGACACTATATATTTCGGCTGGACTGCAAACTATGCTCAATACATGGAGGCAAAATATGCATTCATGCGGCTGGCGGCGCAACGTTGGGGGCAGTTTGTTAAAATGGCAGCGCGACGAATTGAACAGAGCGGGAGCAGCCTGAAATGAAAACCAACACACAGATACAGGCGGCATTTAATGCCACTCTCACAGCGGCCAGTCTCGGCTACAATATAGCTTGGCCCGGCGTGGGATTCACCCCGCCCGGATCTGGGGTGTGGTTGGAGGTGGCTTTTTTCCCCAATCAGGGCATTGATGAGGGGCTGCCGTATAACTCAAGCGTCACCCCTGTCGGGCTGTTTCAAGTTTCTGCCGCAACACGGCCTGGTTCCGGGGTAATTGGGCTGGAGGCTGTGGCCGACTCAATCCGTGCCGTTTTCCCACGCGGAACCGTTATAACATCGCCAGTCCGCGTATCTCGCGCCCCGTACAATATGCAGCTCATTGAGGATGACGATAAAATATTCATCCCGGTTTCAATCCCATACGCTGGGTGATATACTCTTTTTGGCTCGTCGTGATGACGCCCGCGCCCCGCTTTCATGCGGGGTTTTTTATGCTATACTCCAGCCAACTGTCGAGATGACAGATATTTCCCATTGATGGAGGCACTACGCTATGGCGACTCATCTTTCAACCGGCGCACAGATTGCAGTCAGTGCCGGTCTCCCTTCTGTATACGACGATAACGCAGTAACGGGCTATCGTTCCCTTGCATTTACCAGCATCGGCGAGGCAATCGACATCGGCGAGGTCGGCATTGCGTTCAATGTTGTCGAGCATCAGGCCGTCGCTCGGCGCTACGCCACCAAGAAAAAAGGCATTTACAGTCATGATGACGTGGCGATTACTTGCGCTCTTGACACTGCTGACGCTGGGCAGGTGATTATTGATGCCGCTCTCGCATCTGACAATAGCTACTCGTTCCGCATCATCGACACTGACGGCGCGGCGTACTACTTCACCGGCAAAATTATCTCTGCGAAACCTGGCCCGTGGGCTGGTGATGACACCGTAACAAAGGCGCTGGCCGTATCGGTTGACCCCCAGAGTGGAGCTAAAGGCCTCTACTCTACCCAATACACCGTCACCTATCTGGCCGGCGTTAATGGCTCCATTATCGGCGACTCTGTGCAGGTTGTTGAATCTGGTGGAAGCACCACTCCGGTTTATGCCTCTCCCGATGCACTGTACGCATTTACTGAGTGGACTGAGGATTCAGGCGTAGACAATCCGCGCAGCGATACCGGCGTAGCGGCTAATGCAACGTACACCGCAACATTCACCCTCATTCCGTAAGGGATAAATCATGGATCTGAGTAAAATCAACATATCACAGAGCGCCGAGCTTGGCGCTTCCATGTCGCTGGAACATCCCGTCACTGGGGATGCTCTAGTTGACGAATCCGGCAAGCCAATCACTATCGAATTGATGGGGATGGACTCACCGGAGTACCGGAACAAACAGCGCGAGATTCAATCTCGTCGCATGTCGAAGCTGATGAAGGGTAAAGGCAGTCCCATGCTGTCAGATGCGGAGGCGTGCGAGCTTCTTGCCTCTGCAACTAAAGGCTGGGCCGGAATCGTTGAAGAGGGCAAAACGGTAAAATTCAGCACAAAGGCCGCGTTCGATCTGTACATGAGCCATTTCTGGATTCGTGAACAGGTCGATGTGTTCATTGCTGACAGGGCAAATTTCTTCAAGGGGTAGTAGAGGAGCTTGAGCGCTATGTCAAACATCTTGCATGGCTCTACGCTACCCCGCGAAACACTGACCCGAAAAGCAAAGTTCCACGCGAGCCGAGGGCGAAACAATACCAGCGGCTGATTGATGCGGGAAGGGATGCCCCACTAATGGAAATGCCGGATATTGAGCACGGGGCATACCTACTCGAATATCTTGCAGAGATAGGAGAGGCCAGGCACAACGGCCAAACACTATCACCGATCGACTGGCAGGAGGTTAGGGCGTGGCAGAACGCAACAGGGATGCAATTATCCACATGGGATGCGAAAACACTGCGCCATCTGTCAGCTGTATATGTTGCGCAGTATTGGGAGGCTGGAGAGCCTAACTGCCCTCCGCCGTGGATGCCTGAACAACCGAATGCAGAGCGGATCACAAAGAGGCTGGATAGCATGATGGGCGTGATTGGTGCAAAACCATGACAGATATTGCAAATCTCGCGCTTGGCGTTGATTCAAAAGGCGTCCGCACTGGTACGCTCGACCTAAAAAAACTATCAGAGGCATCTGGTCAGACTGAAAAACAGACTGATAAAACCAGAAAAGCAACTGACAGTCTTATGGATAGCATGAAAGGCTACGCCACGCTCGCAGCAGTAACAGCGACGATGTGGAAGGTCATTGGCGCTCATCGTGAATTCCAAAAATCAATTAGTGAACTCTCCGCCATCACCGGGGCAACCGGGGCCGATCTGGCGTTTTACCGGCAACAGGCTTTAGACCTTGGCGCATCGACTACATTTGCAGCTAGTGAGGTAGCCGCGGCATTTAAGCTTGTCGCATCTGCTAAACCAGACCTGCTAGAGAGTAAAGAGGCGCTGGCAGCAGTGACGCGAGAGGTTCTTACTCTTGCAGAGGCATCTGGGCTTGATCTACCAACCGCCGCGAATGCTCTTGGCGGGGCATTAAATCAATTCGGAGCTGACGCATCACTAGCCAGTGATTACATTAATGTCCTTGCTGCTGGCGCTAAACTCGGATCGTCAGAGGTGAACCAAACCGCAGAAGCCCTTAAAAACGCTGGCACAGTAGCCGCCTCTGTTGGCCTGTCATTCGAGCAGACTAACGCAGCCATACAAGCCCTTGCATCTGTATCAATTAAAGGCGCAGAGGCTGGCACAGGGCTTCGTGGCGTACTCCTGAAGCTGTCAACGCAAAACAGGGATGAGTTTAATCCGCAGATTGTCGGGCTATCAGCAGCATTGAAAAATATGCGCGACGCTGGGCTGTCAACTGTTCAAATGGCTGAGCTATTCGGACAAGAATCAATCACGGCGGCATCGGCTCTCGTCGCACAGGCTGACTCGGTAGATAAACTCACCACCTCACTAACCGGGACAAATATCGCGCAGGAGCAAGCGTCAACAAATACCAATAACCTCGATGGTGATATTAAGGCGATGTCTTCGTCTTGGGAGGGGGCTGCATTAATACTGGGGAATATTTTTGACCCTGCTTTACGACTTATTACTCAATCGCTAACTGGGTTAGGAAAAATGGCCCAAACAGTAGGGCTAGAATTCGGTGATTTGGGGGATATGCTTGGCGCATATGCTGCGATAGCGGCGAGTGTTGCAACTCTTGATTTTGAGGCTGCTGGAGCAGTAATAGACCTGCGCAAAGAGGCCAGGGCGGCGACGGAGGAGAAGATAGCAAACATATGGGCCGAGACGGAGGCTAAAAAAGTCTCAGTCGAAGAGGATGCGAAAATAGAAGAGGCGCGACTTGCCGCAGATCTAAACCGCGAGCAAATACGTGAAAAAGCTATTGCAGATGCTGCCGCCAGGAGACAAGAGCTTGCAGACACAGAGGCGGCAAAAGAGGCCGAGAAACAACTAAAACTTGATGAGCAGGCATTTCAGGATGATGAGCGCGCACGGCTGCAACTAGAGAATAAATTCATTCGCATGTCAGAGGGATATTTGACAGAGCTTGAAATGATCGACATTCAGGAGCAAGAGAAACTCCTGATCCTCGAAGATTATTTCATGCAAACCCAGATGGCATGGGAAGAAATGGAGGCCATGAAAACAGCCATCGAGGAGGAGGGGGCTGCAAAACGCGCCGCACTCGCGCAGGCTGAATTC